CGCGCGGTCCAGCAGCTGGGCGTTGCGATTGCTGCACAAGTCGAAGCCGATCAAAGCAAGCCCGTGCCGGTCGTGCGTCTCAAAAAAGACCACTATCAGCACAAGTCGTACGGCAAGATCTACACACCGGTCTTCGAGATCGTTGAGTGGATCAGCATGGATGGCAAGTCGACCGAAGCAGTTGAAGAGACTGCTGAAGCCGAAGCCGCACCTGCCCGCCGCCGTCGCGGCTAAGTAGCATGGGGGAAAGCGGATGCTGTTGATGCCCACCCATCCGCACACACGGACGGCTTAGCTACAGACGCAGCGAGTACCCCACCTTTTCTATGGCCCCGGTCATCTAATCATCAGGCTCTTCCTTGGTCGGTTCGGCCTGATGCTGGCAAGATGACAGGGGTCACCCCTACACCATGAAAAACTTAAATGTACAGTGGAAGCCCATAGCTGGGTATGAAGGCCGGTATGAGGTATCAACCGAAGGTCATGTTTGGTCTAGGACAACGCACGATTACCTTAAACCAAACAGAATGACGCACGGGTATCTATGCGTACATCTATACAAGGGCGGCAAACGCACACGTAAAGTTTGTACGATTCATCAGTTAGTAGCCAAGGCATTTTTGAGAAATCCTAAAGGGCACACGGAAGTTAACCATAAAAATTTTATACGAACGGATAACCGCGTTGAGAATTTAGAGTGGGTCAGCCGCAAAGAAAACGTACAGCACGCGTTAGCTGCGGGGCGAAGAGTAAAGCCAGAGAAAAAAGTAAAAGGCATATCAATAGCCACAGGCTTAGTTTATTCATTCAATAGTTTGATAGAAGCTGAAATAGCCATGCGCGGCAAACAAACAGGCGGCATAAGCCACGCATTAGCCAAAAATCGCCCTGCCTACGGTTGCGTATGGTGGTTAGCATGACCATACTTTGGGCTGATTTCGAAACTCGCAGCCGGTGCGACCTTCCGTCGCGCGGTGGGTACAACTACAGCTTAGACGCAAGCACATCCATTTTGTGCTTTTCCTACGCATTTGGAGACGACGATGTACAAACGTGGACGCCAGATCAACCATTCCCTGAATCAGTATCAGAACACATTCGCGCTGGTAAACAACTGCGGTTTCATAACGCCGGTTTTGATCGTCAGATCTTTTGGAACGTCCTATGCCAAGATTTTGGCGTACCAAAGCCTGCGCTTCACCAATTCTATTGCACAGCGGCACAAGCGCGTGCTAACTGCTTGCCTGGGTCTCTCGAAGACGTCGGACGAGCCATCAGCAGCCAAATGCGAAAAGACCACCGAGGTGGACAGCTTATCCGATTACTTTCCATCCCTCGCGCTGATGGATCGTTTAACAATTCGCCAGACCTAATGGCCGAGATGATCCGTTACTGCGAGCAGGACGTCAGAGCCATGCGCGCAATTAGCAAGGCCATGCGCCCACTGTCGGACGAGGAGCTTGCCGACTATCACACCAACGAGCGCATCAACGACCGTGGCGTGCTGCTGGACCTGCCACTCGCGCAGGCTGCCATCCGTTACGCATCGGTCGAACTCGAAGAGATCGAGACGTTAGTTGCTGAGTTGACCGAAGGCGAGATCGCGTCGGTGCGCAGTCCGCGCATGAAGTCGTGGGTTATGGCCCGCGTCGGACCGCAAGCGTTAAAGATGATGGAGACGTACAAGGACGGCGAACTAAAGTACAGTATCGACAAGTCTGTACGCGCTAATTTGCTGGCTTTTGCCGAGGAGAACCCTGATGAGATTCCGACCACTGTTGCGGACGTCATTCAATGCGCAGATGACCTCTGGGCGTCGTCGGTTGCGAAGTTCAGCCGCCTTGCGAGCCTGGCAGACGAAGACGATCAACGAGTACGAGGTGCTTTCGTATTTGCAGGAGGATCTGCCACCGGACGTGCTTCAAGCTATGGCGCGCAAGTTCACAACTTTACGCGCAAGTGCGCCGCAGCCCCAGATGACGTTAGGCACGCTATGGTCCGAGGCCACAGCATCGTCCCAGGATTTGGAAAACGCGTTACTGATGTTCTCAAGGGAATGCTCCGGCCCGCACTAATTCCTGCACCGGGTAAGCAGTTCGTCGTCGCCGATTGGTCAGCTGTGGAGGCACGGGTGACCGCCTGGGCATCAGCCGATCCACAGGCCGAGGATGTGCTGCAGGTCTTCCGCGAAGGCCGCGACATCTACAAGCGTGAAGCCGCCGGCATCTACCGGGTGCCTGAAGACAGCGTGGACAAGGAGCAGCGCCAGATCGGCAAGGTCGCGATTCTCTCACTAGGGTTCGGCGGCTCGATCGGGGCCTTCTCCGCGATGGGTCGCAACTATGGCGTGTTTATGCCCGAGTCGGATTCGCGCCGTATTGTGGACGCCTGGCGCCGTGCGAACGCATGGGCGGTGCGCTACTGGGCCAAGCTCGAAGAGGCGTACACGCGGGCGCTACGCAACCCTGGGCGGGAGTTCACCGCTGGGCGGGTGACGTACCTGTTCCAAGGCCAGCATCTTTGGTACGCATTACCGTCGGGTCGCATCCTGTGCTATCCGTTCGCCCGGTTCGAGGGCGACGAGATCACCTACGTCAAGGCCGCATGGAAGCCGGCAGCCGACGCCAAAGAATGGCCCAGAGCGCGCTTGTGGCGGGGTCTGGCGACAGAAAATATAACTCAGGCAATCGCAAACGATCTTTTGCGTAATGCTCTGCGGCAGTTGGATGATGTAGTATTGCATGTCCATGACGAGATCGTTCTGGAGACGGCTGACCCTGATGCACCCAATACCCTGAAACAAGTGATGTGTACGCCGCCTGAATGGGCGGAAGGTTTACCTTTGAACGCCGAAGTCGAAGTAATGAATCGATACGGCAAATAAAAAAGCCGCCTGGCAGGGCGGCTCTTTCAACTACCGGAGACTACGTTGGATTTCCTTGATTATATACAGAATCTCGCGCCCGAGGGCGAAACAGCCTTAATCGTTCGTCAAAAACCTATCCTATCCGACGGCAAGCTACAGTTCCACGCGGACGGCGCCGTTAAATGCACATGGCCCGCCTACCTGCCCACACACAAGCGCAAAGACGGCGAGAGCTGGTACGGCAACACGGCGTCCTTCATCAAAGACCGCTTCAAGGATGGGCGCCCTAGCGCATCAGCCGCTAATTGCGAGTACATCTTGGTCATGATGCTGGACGACATCGGCACCAAATCGAAGACACCGCCGCTAGAGCCGACTTGGATCATGGAGACGTCGCCCGGCTCATTCCAGTGGGGCTACGCATTCTCAGAGCAGCCGACTAAAGCCGATTTCGCAGCCGCGATTCGCGCCATTGCAGACGCTGGCTACACGGACCCCGGCGCCTGCAACCCGGTGCGCAACTTCCGCCTGCCCGGCTCGGTCAATCTGAAACCAGGCCGCGAGAGCTTCAAGGCGCAGCTCGCCCGCTTCAATCCCGAGCGCGAGTACACACTGGAGCAAATCTGCAAGGCGCTGGATGTGACGCCGGTTGCCGGTGTCGGTCTTGGACCGGTGCCCATCCGCCTGCAGGACGACGGCAGCGACGACGTGATGGCGTGGCTCTCCGAGCAGGGGCTGTTCCTGCGGCATCCGAATCCTGAAGGCTGGGCTGGCGTCATCTGCCCGAACCATGCCGAACACACCGACGGCAACCCTGAAGGCCGCTACCACCCAGCAAACCGGGCGTACTGCTGCCTGCACTCGCACTGCATCGAATTAGGCTCGGCTGCCTTTTTGGAGTGGGTCGCAGCTAATGGCGGCCCGAAACACTCGCCCGGCCCGCGTGAGGAATTACTGGCTGCAGTGATGACGACCGCCTTGTCGAAAATCCCCGGCGCTGGCATATTCGAAGACACGGCTGCGCAGATCGTGCAGGATATGGCCGCCAAGGACGAGCAGCGCCAGAACGCGCGCGGACAGAAGGAAGACTGGTACAAGAGGTTTGCGTATGTACAAGAGGATGAAAGCTATTTTGATATGCGCGACCGTCGGGAAATTTCTCGATCTACTTTTAACGCACTTTTCCGGCATATCACCTGCCGGTCCATACATAACGGCGCCAAAATTGAAGCGGCTACGTGTTTTGACGAGAACCGCGAATCGAAGGATGCTTATGCGCTGGTCGGCATAACGTACGCTGCAGGCGACGATATTATCGTTCACCGCAACGGCCATCAGTACGGCAACCGCTGGCGCGACGCCCGGCCTGCAGGCGTCCCAGGCGACGTGACACCGTGGCTGGATCACGTCATGCACATGATCCCGACCGACTTCGAGCGTGAGCATTTCTTGAACGCGCTCGCCTTCAAGGTCCAGCACCCTGACCGCAAGATCAACCACGCTATTTTGGTCGGCGGGCACCCAGGATCAGGCAAGGACACCATGCTCGCACCGTTTTTCTGGGCCATCGGCGGGTTGACTAAGCAGAACTGCAGCCTGGTTAAGAACGAAGACTTGAATAGCCAATGGGGCTACGCGCTGGAGTGCGAAGTAATGGAAATCGCCGAGCTGCGCCAGAGCGAGGCGCGTGATAGGCGAGCGCTCGAAAACGCTCTAAAGCCCATCATTGCAGCACCGCCAGAGCTGTTGCAGGTGAACCGCAAGGGCCTGCACCCCTACATGGCGCTAAACCGCGTGTTCGTCGTGGCCTTTTCGAACGAGCGGGCAGCGATCTCAATCCCATCGAACGACCGCCGCTGGTTCTGCCTGTGGGCTGAAGCAGGACGCCTGCCTGAAGCAGACGCCTCGCGCTTGTGGCGCTGGTATCACAATGGCGGGTTCGAGGCGATCGCATCTTGGCTGCATCAGCGTGATGTGTCGGCGTTTAACCCTTCAGCAGCTCCACCGATGACCGAAGCAAAGGCCATCATGATCGACCAGGGCCGCAGTACCGCAGAATCCTACCTGATCGAGCAGATTACCGGCCGGCTGGGTGAGTTTGCCGGCGGTGTCATTGCATCGCCTTTTTTCGCACTCTGCGACCGACTAGCAGGCGCTGCGCCTTCAGGCGTGAAGGTCCCACAGGTAGCACTGCTGCACGCGCTGAGCGAAGCCGGATGGGTCGATATCGGGCGCGTTGCCACACGCGAGCTAACGACCAAAAAGCAGCTGTACTGCGCGCCAGAGCTGGCAACCCTGTCGAAAGCAGAGCTGCGCCGCATGGCCGAAGATGTACCGGCACCTGCAGCCGTGCGGCTGGTCAAATAGGCGTAAAAAAGCCCGGCACTAGGCCGGGCAAAGCCCGTCGGAGGGATTGACGGGCGACTCAAGCGCACGGAGCGTGCGTCACAATCGTCGCACAAGAACCCACAATCCGACAATCAATTTAAATGCGAGTGCTAGCATGTGGGGCCTTCCTGCAGCGCTTCAGCGGCTTCGCGTTCGATATCCTTGACAATCTGATCCTTCAGCAGGTCCACCACATCCACGCCGCCAGCGTAAGCGTGGATGAGCCATGCGCCGCCGGTCCAGCCGACTGACCGGTCCGCCGGTTCCCAATCGACAAAGCAGAGCAATTCGGTGTCGCCGTGTGTGTAGGTGTAGGGCCACAAGTGTTGCGGCCACTGCGGGCCGCTGATGTCAGTCGTTATCTTGCGCATAATTCACCCCGTTATCGGTTAGCAGATACTGCAGGCGGCTAATTTCACGTTCCAGCGCATCAATCTGCTGCAGTGCGTGCGCCAGATCATAATTGCCGGCCATGTAAGCGGCCCGCTCGCGTTCATCCAGTGTTAGATAATCTTTTATCGTTTGCATGTTTTCCCTTGGTTAGATAGTGCAGCAACCGCAGCACGGCGCATCAATACAGCGGCCGCGCGCATTTTGGTAGTACGTGCGCGGGCCGCTTTCGCCGTAGAGCGTGATAGTGTCGACGGCCGTGCGGCGCCGTTCTAACAGTATTGTCCGGCCCTTGGACCATTGAATTAAATCGCCGGCTAATATGCGCGCGCCGGTAGCGGCGCATGTGCCGGTATATTTTGCGGTTATCGTTTTCATGTTTTCCCCTATTAAGCGGCCAATTTGATGCGGATAACTTTATTCATCTTGACGCCGTGCGCAGGGTACGCGATCACCTTGACGCGCTTGTCATAGCAGGCACGGCACGGGCCGCAAGCGCCGCCATTGTCATAAGCGCCGCAGAGTGTCATGCCGCGTTTTGCATCGGTCGGCGTCGGGATAATGACGCTACCGTGCAAACCTTTTGTGTACTGGCCCGTGACGCTGTCGGATGAAAACCGGACCGATACGTTTTTCAGCGCCTGCATTTCGGCCAGTACCTGGCGGAATTTCGGAAACTTGTGCATTCTGGTAGGCAACCAGTGTTTCACCCATGGCGTGCGGCGCATTACTTCGAGAATCTTTTCGGCCAAAGCGAGCGTGTACATATCGCCGGAATCAAACCAACGAAAATAGCGGTCCTTATCTAATTCGGCAACCATATCGTCGCACCATTCGATCCGCTGCCAATCCTCTTTGTTGTGGCGCCGTGGCGCCTTGACGTTTTCAAACCTATAGTTGCCCGTGGTGGCATAACAGCCAGCGCATGCGTCGACTAGCTGGCCAGGCGCCGCGATTGATCCTGGGCACGTCTCGAGCGCCTGAAGTGACCATGAGCGCACGCCGTCAAGTTTTGAAGTAACAGAGATTTTCATTGGCCGGCCCCCTGCGCGATATTGGCCGCGATTGCCGGCGTATAGCAGAAGTACTCACGGACTTTAGACCGGCGCTCGCGCGCGACGCGAGAACGAAGCTTAGGATCAGCGCCAAAGCGCGTGTTATATGCATTCATGAAGCGGGCCGCGTCGCAGTCCTCTTCAAGATACGCAAACCCGTTTTTATAGTAAGAATAAGGCGATATGTCGCCGGCAATGTTTAATTCCAGCAAAAGCGTAACGGGCACTTTAATCCAGCCGTGGCCTGGATCCTGAATATAATCGAAAGTTTTCATGGTTGGTTCTCCTGTAAGTTAGTAAGCAAGCAACATAAAAACGAAAACGGCGAGACCGGCAAAGCCGATTACGGCGCCAATGATGTCGATAAGTGTAGGTTTCATTTTTGCCCTTTCAGTGATTTATTAAGCGCCTGCAAATAATGCAGAATTGGCACTGCTGAGTATTTGTCGCGGTTTATTTTGTCTGCAATAGCAGGGTTGAACGTCTCAAAGAGAGCGTTGCCGGTGGCGTTCTCTACGATTACCCATGAAGCGGTTTTCATCGCACCACCATCATCAGATATGCGCAGAAAATCATCGCTGCGCAGTAAATCGCTGAAAGTATTTCGAATCCGTAATTTTTCATTTTTTCTCCGCTTGAGTGAATAAATTATTGTGTTGCTGAAACCCATTATAAGACATTTCTTTGCAATGTCAAGGATTGTTTTGCATTTATTTGCGATTCGCGGTTTGAGGGCAATTATGAGGGCAATGAGGGCAATGGTGAGGGCAATAATTTTGGGGCAAATTGCCCTCATAAAACCCAGTGTTTACGCGGCTTTTGGGCGATGAGGGCAATGAGGGCAATCTGTTTTTTAGTTTGTTTGAAGATATATATATAGGTAATAAATCCGCGTGCCAGGCACGCCGGAATCCGCACGCCGGCGCAAAAATTCGGAATTTGCGTTGGGGGTCGGAGCGATTTAAAATGGGCCGGCAAATTGCCCTCATTGCCCTCATAGCTTTTTGATAATATGCCTTCTGGTCGACCAGCATCAATTCGCACGCGGTATTTTTCACGGCGCATATCCGACAATGACGCCGCGATTCTTGCTCACGCCGGTGATGGCGATATTAGTTTAGGGTTCAAAAATATACTCGATTTATATTGTCAAACTGTCAATATGAGTAAAAATAATGATACGTCTGAAAGTCATTCGACTGATGAATATACGGCTAACGGCGAATAACTTGCGGCTGTCAGGTACCCTGAAAATGGGTCTGACCCTAATTAACTGACGGCTGTCAGGTACCGGCAAAACAATTATCAGGTACCGGCAAAAGGGCCCCGCTTCCCTTCACGCTCGCGCCATCAGTAAATAGCCTTCCCCTATCAATCCCTGGCCATCGATAGTCACACCCTCTCGCCATTAGCTAGCGCCTATCTGCATACAATCGCCTGCAATATAACGTGCGTTATGTAAAATGCGGCTGATAGCCGCTTGCTATGGATTCCAGCCGTTTGCCTGCAATTTGTTACCATTTTGATAGGGGGGAGGGGGGTCTGGCTGGCTATCAAAATTTGCAGGAGCCGCATCCCCTCTGAAAAAAGGAAAACGGGAAAATGGCCCTAATAGCACCCGCCTACCAAAAAAGCCGCTACAATCGCGCTAACAGCTTCCACCTTAGGAAAAAAGCTATGCCAGCCCCAATTAAAGACCCACCGTACGTGCCGCCAGCCACGCTGCCCAAGACTGACACGCAGCGCATCAAAGAGCTGAAACAGATGTTGATTGAAGGCAAGGGCGCTGACGTCGTGCAGAAGGTCATTACGATCGCGTTAGACGACGGCCACCCAGGCCAGATGGCCGCCTTGAAGATGTGTATGGACCGCGCACTGCCGGCGAGCCTGTTTGAGAAGACCGCCGCCCAGCGCAGCGCAATCAACATCACCATTACCGGCATCGGCCAGCCGGAGATCAAGGACATCACGGATGTCGGACCTTAACTTCCAGCTGCTGCCGTGGCAGCAAGAGGTCTTCAACGACAACACACGCTTCAAAGTCGTCGCAGCCGGTCGCCGGTGCGGCAAGTCGCGGCTAGCCGCCACCACGTTGCTAATCGAAGGACTGCGCTGCCCGTCCGGCTCGGCTGTCCTGTACGTGGCGCCTACCAATGGCCAGGCGCGGCAGATTATCTGGAACGTCTTGCTAGATCTGGGACGGGATGTGATCGCCGCAAGTCACGTCAACAACCAGGACATCACGCTGATCAACGGCGCGGTGATCTATGTCAGAGGCGCGGATAGGCCAGACACCCTGCGAGGTGTTAGTTTGACCTACGCCGTGCTGGACGAGGTTGCCGATATTAAGCCAGAGGCGTGGGAGCAGGTCATCCGCGCGTCTCTGTCGGACAAAAAGGGACGAGGACTCTTCATCGGCACGCCCAAGGGCAGAAACTGGTTCAACGACTTGTACAAGTTGGGGCAGACGGGCGAAGACGAGGATTGGAAGAGCTGGCACTTCACGACCAAGGACAACCCGCTGATCGACCCGAAGGAAATCGAATCTGCAAAAAAGACGCTATCGACGTTTGCATTTAAGCAAGAGTACATGGCAAGCTTTGACAATGCGGGTTCCGACATCTTTAAGGATGAGTG